CGTCCCGCCGCGCGTGGCAGCTCTCGACACGAACAATGAAGATGTCGCCGTCGCCACGCGGCTTCTCGTCGAGCGCGTCCGTGGTGAGGACTACGAGAATTCGCTTGAGTGGTATCGACAAGCCCTCGCGGACGTTCTCCATCGCCTGCCTTCGGCCAACCGTCCGTCCTTCCTAGCTTGGGCCTCTCGTTATCCCCGTGCCGTCCGCAATGCCCTCATTCGCGCCTACCAATACGTCCGTGTTGGCGTACTCAAGCGAGCTGACTTCTTCTCCAAGGCCTTCGTGAAGTTCGAGAAGATGCTGAAGGCCAAGGGCGCAGACCTTTGGGCAACCTACAAGCCACGTCTCATCGAGTCCATGACCCCTTCGATGAACGTCATTGGCGGTCCCTCCAGTGCGGCGTTTGCCAATGCCCTCAAGCAACAGTTCGCCAATTCTCGCTGTATGATGTACGCTGGTGGTGCCCAGCGCGAAGACTTAGCGCTGTTCCGTGAGTGGGCTCTAGCCCGCATCCCTGGCGCCAAGCAATTCAAACTCGACCGCAACGGCATGGACGCGTCTCAAACCTACTCGCTCCGCAACGTCACCATCGAATGCATCCAGGCCGAAAACCATCTCTGTGGAGAGACTGGCAAAGCGCACAAATTTCTTAACGCCAAGCATTGTGCCTACACTCGTGGCGGACGACGCATCAAATCCCAGGGCCGACAGTTCACTGGCCTTTGGACCACCACGACCATTAATACGTCTATCTCTTTTGGTGCACAGCGAGCCAATCTCTACCACACCCTTCACCACCACGGTTTGGTCCAGTTGGCGTATGAACAACGTGAGTTCGAGATGGGCCGTTCCGAGCGCGGCCATTGGGCGATGATGTCTCTCGGCGATGATGCAGTCCTTTTCATCAGCCCCGCCCTTGCCCCATACTACGACGTCGATTGGGAAGCTCAGCTTGCCCTGCGTCCGGCCAGTGGAGAGTGCGGCGATTCTGTCCGTTTCCTGTCGGGCATGTTCTATCCCTGTGAAGCTTATGAGTGGCAGGGCCAAGTTCTCACAACCATTCACGGTCCGCTGTTGTTCCGCCAGTACGCAAAGCAGGGTTGGGATCTTCACTATGACGGTCACGAGCACGAACATTTGCGCGGTGACATGATTGGCCATGCGAAAGAGTGGAGCGCCATCCCCATCCTCAATAACGTCAAGGACGCCACTCTCCGCCTCTTGGGCCACGGCCGCGCCATTTTTGAGACCAAGTGGCAACAGCGACCATCGTCCGCTCTTTTCCATCGGGCCTCTGGCGCCACCTACGAGTTTCTTGGCCGTGTCTATTCCCTCACCTCCCAAGCAGTTGCCGACTTCGAACATTTTGTCGACGACCTTCAGGAGCTGCCTGCCGCGGGAATGGAGCATATCGTCGAGCAGGGCCTCGAGAGTGATTTAAACTAATCCAACCTTTGGGTGTAGCTCAGGTCAAACCCCCCATGTGGCGGGCTATCCTAGCCCGCCACATGCACAAACATCCATACCGAAACTGTTTCCCCTCTCTCCCCTCTCGCGCCCATGGAGGCCATCAACCCTCCCGCCCACCGCGGCTTTCGCAACAAAGGAAAAGTCGCAGCCGGTCGACGACACCCCGGCACTGCCCGAACTCCTGCTGCATCCAAGAACCAAGCCCCGAAGCAGCATGCCCGCGAACGAGTTCGCAAGCAGAAGCGTCGCGACACCGGCGATGTCGCCCGCTCTTTTCCTGCCGCCGTTGGGCGCGGCCTCCGCGGCCGTGTCAGCAAGCAGCCACACCTCGCCAGTTCTGGCCGCTGCCGCGCTCTCATCACCGACCTGGCGGCGTCGTCCTCCGCCGGTGTCTTTGCCACCATCCTCGACATGCCCATCAATCCTGGCAACTCCCGGATGTTTCCCAGGCTCAGCGCGCTGTCAGACGTGTACGAAGAGTACTGCTTCAAGTACCTCCGCTTCATCTACCGTCCCACCTGCAATGTCAACACCGCAGGCTCCATCGGCTTCTACATTGACTATGACCCGGTCGATGCAGCTGCCTCCAACATGGGAATGGTGATGGCGAACCTTACCGCCTGGACCGGCGCCCCTTATCTGCCGAACTCCATTACGGCTGATCCCGCGTCCAGAAGTCGTTGGTACTACACGTTCCAGCAGACCACCAACACCTCCGGTCCCCTCGACCGGCAGCAGGACCTCGGCGACTTCCGATTTGTCGTCGACAAGCTGCCTTCCAACCAAGGTCTTGGGTACCTCGAGGTCGAGTACGAATGCGTTTTCCGTCGTCCCAAAGAGCCCGCCGCTCTCGTCTTCGCCGGCAACGTCAAACCAGGCGGTCAAGTCACTTCCGGCGAAGTGTCCTTCATCATGACCGACGTCCTCCTCCGCGGGTTCAATCAAGTCGAGAACGCTCAAGCGGACGATGAAACCGACCTTGGTGGCTACGTCCAATACTGCCCCAACATCGCCGCTCAAACTACGTTCCAAGTCACGCTCAAGTTCATTTTCGACGTGAACTTTGGAGCGAACACCGTCACTGTCAAACTCCAATGTATCCGTGGCGGTGCAGTGATAGCGCCGCTCGCGTCCCAAACGGGCACAGGCGCCGTCGCCTTCATTCAGTACTCGGCAGTCGTTCAAGTCCTGCCCGGAGACCGGCTTTTCTTCACAGCCGTCTCCACTGCTGGCACGTACGTAACCCAGGTGGGCTCGTACGTTGCGCTCGGTACCGCACTCACCATGAACAACGTGGGCGCGGTCGCGCAGCCGCGTCTCGTCGCGACGCCTTCCAAACAGTATGTCCTCCCCGACATGTTGGCGACCCTCCAGACTGACGCCGCGTCCCTATCCGGCGTCTATTCACTCCAAGACGTAACTCATGAATTGCCTCCACCGCAGCTCAGTCCTTCCGACCTGCGTGCCTTGGTTGCTCTAGCCCGCCAGCAAGAGTACGTCATGGCCGACCCCCCAGAACGACGGGTGGTTGAGCCGCCTTCACCCACGCCCAGCCGCGCTTCCCAGCGTCGCGCAGGCGCACGTCCCCCGGCCGATCGTTGACCGGGGGCCCCACGATAACACGACTCGGGGGATGTCCTGCACCTTAATTGGCCCAGACGAGCCCCCCCGTCGAAACGGCGTTGCGTCCGTATCGTTAGTGAGCACTCGCCCCTCAGCGCGAGTATCCCAGGTACCTATAGAAATCCTGGGCAAATCAAAAAGATGTCA